AACGGGAATGTTGGCATCAATACTTCAAGCCCTAGTGCAAAATTACATATCGAAAGTGATGGATCACATGACGAAGGAGCAGAGATAGTATTAAAGCATGCTAATAACAATTCCACTGATATTGTTTCTACGTTATCATTTCAAAATAATGCTGGGCAGGTAGCAATGATTCAGGGTGGGACTACAGGCGCTAATAATAATGGTTATATTTCATTTTTTACGGATAACGCAGGAACTTCTGGCGAAAGAATGCGGATTACTTCTGCGGGAAGTGTCGGTATAGGAATCGCTTCTCCAACTGCGTTACTTGAAGTTGGAGGGGATGCAGACGTGTACGGCCTTATAGGGAGGGCGAAAATGGGTACCATGGGCCATACTGATCTTGCTGGATTTAGTCACCGAGATACAGGAGGCACAGGTAACTACGCTTTATTGCAATCATCGGCTGGGGCAACGTATTTGAATGCTGCATTCGATAGCAGCATCAGCTTTAGGGTGAATAACGCTGACACAATGTATATGACCAGCACGCAGCTACAGTTTAACGATAGTAAAAAACTCATATTAGGTAACGATAGCGATTTACAATTGTTCCACGATGGTAGTAACTCTTATATTCAAAATGGCTCAACTGGAAGTTTAAATGTTACTCTTAATGCAGGGGGTGAATTTGCAGCTAGATTTGTAAGAGACGCTGCTGTTGAGTTGTATTATAATGGCACTAAAGTACTTGAGACAAATTCAACCGGGGCGACTGTTGGCCCGATTCACGGTAGCTTAACTTTTAATAACACAAGCAGTGTTTCCGCTAGCACAATAATTCAACAGACTTACAACGGTGGTACAGCGGAACTTCGAATTGGCAGTAATGTTTCCACCACTGCAACGAGTGCAATGAATATTCTGACCGGCAATGCTGGGGTGGTGAAGTTTAATGGATTTGTTGGAATAGGAACTGCAACTACTATGAGCTCAAGTGCCGAGCTTTTGGGGGTTTATTCAGCTAGTAATGGCCATGCATCTTTCAAAAGTTCTTCAGACAGCACTGGGACTGTTTACATTAGAAACGTTTCTACAACAGCAAATACTTGGCAACCTTACTTGATATTAGCTGATAGCGGCGGGAACCGTGGAGGTTTTGCCCTTAAGTATTCTACATCTGGATTAAAAGTCCATGGTCAAGGGGGCATAGAATTTTGGACAGGTTCAAGTTTTGGTGGGGGTTCGCGGAAGATGTATTTAGAGAGTGCTGGTAATTTTATAGTAGAATCAAAAGTTGGAATAGGAGATGCCAATCCTCAGACCACTTTAGCTGTAAACGGGGAGGCGAGTTTCGGCGATGGAAATCGATTAAGTTTAATCGGATTAAGTATAGCTTCGAGCTCCGCGAGCCCGAATATTAAAATTAGAACAAAAATTCCTTTCGCTTTAGGCTCCGCAGATTTCACCGTTAATCTTAAAGGCTTTATTTATGGTAACGCAGAGACAGCTAACCTAACTATCTGTTGGCACTACTACAATAGCACTTTTTATAACGCTTCATGCAGTTCCGCAGGTGGATGGGCTCCTACTATCCAATTATCTGCAGAAGATTGGGACTCGTCAGGGACTAAGAAGGTGTGTATTTGTCTTAGTACTCCGGGTTATTGGGTTAAAATGTATGCGGAGAGCATGTTTAGCCATAGTTATAATGACGCTTATGCTGATGGATGGACTTGGGTTGACGAAACCGCTTCAGGAACAGGAAACGATTTAGTAACAGCGAGTTATAAAGCTGATTTCGGCCGCGGTTTTCTACTGAATAACAATGGCGTCGTATCAGTTGGCAACAACTTTACAATTCCTCAAGGGAACTTGTTGTATTTAGATGGCGGTTCTAATACCTATATTTATTCTGACACGGCAGATTCTATTTCTTATGCTACCAACGGTGGTATTCGCCTAATAACTAATAACTCAGGACTCACTATACCTTCAAACAACAATTTAAGTTTTGGTAACGGCGCGAATAACACAGGGCTATTCAGATTTTATAACAACAATGCTACAGCCTATTACTTAGATTGGAAATCTACGGGGCAGAGAGCATATGTATACGAAGGATCGGCTTCAGGTGGTGATTATTCAACTACATTTAAAAATGCAGGGTCAGGGGGGCATGATTTATATATTGGTGGACAATTAAATGTTTCAGATGATGCGTTAAGTACAACTAGGTTTTGGGTTAGTACATCTGGAGTAGTCCAATGGGGTTCTACGGCTAGTCACGGAACATTAACATGGGATACAGATAAAGCTGTTATCGGCGGTATTGGCACGCATAATTTATCATTAGTCGCAGAAGGGACAGAGGTTGTTAATTCTACTAGCAGTACTTGGGACTTCAAAAAAGAAGCAAGGTTCCCGAATAATACAGGAGTATATTTTTTACATGCAAATGGGTCTGCAACAGCGGGAATTAAACTAGATACTTCGGACCACTTGGATTTTAGAACTGGCGGCGCTAATGGGCGTATGATCCTTGACGATAACGGAAACTTAGGTATTGCAATGAACCCTACTGGAGCTCGTTTAGAAGTTCAGAAGAACTCAGGAAATATTTTTAAATGCCGCGGAGATTCCAGCACTACCCGATTTGAAGTAGGCGCGAGTGGCGCTTGCACTATTGAAGCCAACACTGGTAGTTACCCTTTAAAAATTACTAACGCTGATTCGGGTGATAAAGGGCTACACGTTTCAGGCTGTTCGGCAATGATAGGCAGGACAAACGTATCCACCAGCTACCCTGCAACCGCTTACGATTTGTTTCTAGGGAATGGAAATAATGACGGAGCAGTATTATTATTGTATAATTACGCCGGGAACTACCATTCTGCTTTAGTTAGATACCACAATAACACATTAAAGTTAGGCCTTAATAACAGTAACAGTGCAGATAGTATATTCGGGACAACTGCTATTAGCGTTACAAATACGGGCGTTGGTATAGGAGTAGCTTCTCCCACTTCGCTTCTTCACGTAACGGGTGATCAAGGTAATGGTACATTTTTAGCTTACATATACAACAGTGGAACTCAATCAGAAGATAATGGACTTAATGTTCAAGTAGCATCTTCGGGAAGTTCAGCTCAGGCTCTTAGAGTTAACACTGGAGGAGATTCTAACGCTTTTATAGTCGCTGGAGATGGTCAAGTTGGAGTCGGATTTTCGCCAAGCAGTTTTGGTCAAAAATTTAATGTTAATGGAAACACGTATCTAAGCGGATCAGTTGGGATAGGGGATTCTACCCCCTCTTACAAGTTGGATGTTGCAGGAACTGGTAGATTTACTAATGACGTTACTATATCAGGAAATGTTGGAATTAACGGTTTTAGCCCTAGTAGCAGTTATGGCCTCCAAGTTGGCGGTAATGCTCAAGTTTCTGGCTCTTTCTACGCAAGTAGTAAATCTTTCTTGATCGATCACCCAACTAAAGAAAATAAAAAATTAGAACATGGTTGTTTGGAAGGTCCTGAATTTGGAGTCTATCACCGAGGCAGAGCTCAATCTAATACTATTACTTTGCCAGATTATTGGACGGGTCTTGTGAGAGAAGACTCCATCACAGTGCAACTAACACCAAAAGGCTCCTTCCAGCATTTATATGTGGTTAGTCAGTCATTAACGGAAATAGTAATCGGCGCTGCTGACGGCGAAACAATTGACTGTTTCTATACAATTTATGGGGAAAGAGCCGATATAGATAGCCTCGTAGTTGAAAAAGAAGTGTAATTTTAGAAAAGATGAAAATTGTCGATATAGCAGATGAACTTTACAGGGAGCTCGGGCAACCATCGAGTATATCAATTCCCGCCATTTCTTTTTGGATCAGAAGTAATGTCGGCGAATTAAACAACAGGATCAATACTACTTTTAAGATAGTTGACTATGGATCAGAGGCTTATGAATTCTCTGGAAGTTTTATATCTCCTGAAAACGAACCTCAGGTTTTTAACGAGGGAACAGGAGCTTTAGGGCTTTCTATAAGTGGAGAAACGGGAGCTACGTCTGATCCTGTAATAGTTTCAATTCAAGCCGAAGAGGCTGCGGTGCTGAAGAAAATGTATATAGTTCACTATTACGATCAGCAGATAAGAAGTACTGTAGGTGCGGCTTCTACTGATCCAGTGGTTGAGGTTGCTTCTGACGGTTCTCGAGTGCGTAAAATTAATAAAAATGAGTTAAGTAAGACTTATTTAGCATTAAAAAAAGAAGAATATATGGAGCTAGTAGATATGATAAATTCTTACAAGTTAAGAAAATCATCTCCTGTTCAGGTAGCTGGCGACGATACAATAAGAGGGGAGTATGCTATGAATAATGAAGGGTACCCCTATAACCGCGTAGTTAATAATTATTAATTATCATGGCATCTTTAATACCAGCATCTGAGGCGACTGTTTTTAAAACAGCTTTAGCCGACCATTTTGATACTTTCAAAGCTACGATTACAGTCAATAAGGAACCTCAAAGAACCGTCTCTTTAACCGCCGATCAAAACATCTATGCCGGATACGGTGCGCCTAAAACTCAAGTTACCTATACTCCTGTAAGTCAATCTTTTAGCGCTATTGTGAATTACAAAGAAAACCAACCTTTAGAATATCAAGACGAATTGAAAGTCATGATAGAAAAAGGTGATGTGAGAATTAAGGTGGAATTAGATTGTAAAAACTATATCGATAAAGGTAAAACTGAATCTATTGAAATAAATGGAAGTCTTTTTAATGTTATAAGTTCTGATGGGGCTCGTTTTTTTATAGGCCAAACTTATTATGTTTATTACTTGGAGGCTACTACCTAATGGCGCGCGTTAAAAAATTAAGTTTAAATAAGCTTCTTAAAAAATATAATTTTAAGGGGTCGAAACAGCTTCAAGATATAGCTTACAAAGCTGCGCTAAAGAAAGCAAACGAGATAAGGCAAGAAGCAATAGATGAATTAGAGGCTCATCCAGTCACGCAAGAAATAGAAGCTGGTCCAAATGCAATGGGTAGTTCTCTTTTAGGAGGAAGAGGTAGCCTTTTTGGATTTTTGGGGTTTGAACAAGATTCTCAACCTATAATGGTAATAAAAGATGTCTTTAACAAGATGCTTAAAGTGAATAAAAACCAAGGAGTGTTAAAAAAAATATCCGGTACTAAATTTATACTAGAGTACAAAATTCAAAATATGCCAACAATAACAGATATATATAGCATAACTCCTCTAAGCTGGTCTACAAAAAGTTGGGTAAAAGGTGTGCAAAAAGGTATAACTAATTCTGCAAATACTATTTTTAAGAGCTCAGATAATAGTAGGTCTGGAGTAGCTATACAAAGTAAGCAAGCTGTTAATTTTATTAAATTCAATCCTACTCCATATATTGACGTCATTCTTAAAAACGCAAGGAAAAAATTTAGATGAAAGCTCAATTCGACAATCAGGTAATGTCCAGCTTTATGCTGTGGTTTGATAACAGGCTTTTAACAAAGGGAGAAGCTTTTCAAAACACTACTGGGCAATTTTACAGTGTTTCTGATGATTATTTTGGATACAACACTTACGCCAGTTCTTATTCTCAGATAGTTTCTGACGCTTCAATCAGCGGAGCTACTGTTCCTACTGGCTTATATGTAGCTAACACTTTAGTAAATGTGGGAGAGGGCGGAAATACTGGTTTATACGCTATCGACTACGGAAATGGGCGTTCTTATTGGTCAGGGGCTCAGTCAAGTGATGTCACTGGAAGTTTTGCTATAAAAGACTTTAATGTTTACTTAACAAGCCGAACTGAGGATGAAATTCTTTTCCAAACTCAATATACCAATAGAAATAAGATATCTTCAGTCGTTCCTACTGGTTTAGAACCTGATACAAAGACCTACCCTGTAGTGTACATTAAGCCAGACGGGAGCGTGAATGAGCCTTTAGCTTTCGGCGGTCAAGACAATACAACCATTAATGTAAGAGCTATCGTTATTGCAGATAGTCAGTTTGATATTGATGCAATAGGGTCTTTATTTAGGGATCAGAGGCAGATAAACATCGCTTTACTGGAAGCTTCTGAGATGCCATTTGACCAATTCGGTTACTATAGGAATGGGCAATATAATTATACAGGGTTAGTAGCTGGAAAGGATGACTCTCAGCAAATTTTCCTAGAGGACGTTAATATTTCACGATTTGACAGGGTGATAGAGAATGAAGTAAGGAAATTTAATCCCAATGTATACTCTACGTTAATTGATTTTGAGCTTAGTAAGTTCAGATTTCCCCGACAAGCTTAAAATAATTTCACTTTTAGCTATATTAACTGTAAATTAAAATAACAATTAAGGATTTAAAATGGCTACCAGAAATAGAGTTATTTATCAGAGTGAGGCAGTTTACTGTACTCAAAATGTAAGTTTTAGTGGCTCAAATGTAGGCCCTTATGCTACAAAGGATTTGAATCGTGTTCAAAGCGCGAATTATTCCTTTAACATAGGACGTACAGATGTCAACCAGTTTGGACAATTAGGAGCTATTGATAGAATTATTACTGAATCTCCAACTGTTTCTTTTGATTCTTCGTATCTTTTGGCAAATTTTGCTAATGAAGCGAGGCTAGGTTTTTTTGTAACACCAAGTGGGCAAAACGGGCCATTTCGTTCATGTATTTCCCCTCTTGTTGATTCCACTGATAATGCATATATGAAGAATTATTATATTCTTCAAGCCAAAGAGGGTAAAGACGCTGATGTTGAGACTTCCGGGACTACTTCTACTACTGGTCAATACGAAAGTATCATTGGCATAGGGAATGCGGGTCTAACCTCTTATGCTGTAGAAGCTGCTGTGGGAGGATTTCCTTCAGTATCTTTTGCCGCTGAAGGCCTTAATATGAATTTTATCACAAATCCTCCAGTGGGGCCAAGTGGTAGTGCGCATGCTTATTATATTTCAGGGGTAAACCCTGCTATTGACCCTGTAAATGGAAGAGGGTTATATAATGGAAATGCCTCTAATGCAAGTGCAGCGCAAGTTCAAGTTTCTCTTCCCGTTCCTACTGGTAATGCTGGAGGGACTACCGCGGCTACAAGAGCGGCTGGGAACGTAAGTGTTTTACGCCCCGGGGACATAAAGCTATTTTTATCAAAGCAAACTAGTAAGGCTGTTGATACAGCTGCCCTAACGACTTCCATGGATTCTCCAGAGTATGCTGGAGCAAGTATAACCGCAGCTCACATTCAAAGTTTTAACATTAGTTTTGACATGAGCAGAAGTTCAATCGAACAGTTAGGTAACAAATTCGCTTACGCTCGTCTAATAGACTTTCCAATAAGTCTTTCTATGGGAATTGAGGCGGTAGTAGCTGACCTTACAACAGGTTCTTTGGCTGAAATTATCAATTGTGATGATACATTTGATGCTCGAATTGCTCTATATAGCCCGGACTGCGTAGCTTACGGAACTGACAAGACTACCGTAGCCGCAAACTACATTGTGAAGGGAATCAAATTAGATAGCCAATCATTCAGCTTGGGCATTGGAGATAATAAGACAGTCTCTCTAAGTTTTAGTACTCAAATAGGTGGCCCAGAGCAATCTGGACTTGGTCTGTTCATGAGTGGATATACTGGAGTGCTTTAAAGCTATTATAAATCTTAATTGAATTAGGCCCCTTGAAAAAGGGGCCTTTTTTTTCGTATTTTGTGTAATTATACATAAGATGTAAGGTAAAAGGTATGTCAAAGGAAGAAGGTAAAGATAGGGATATTATCAATAACTTTTTTGCGTTTCAAACGCGAAGAAAGATCACTAATCTCTATAAACAGTTCTTTTTCATCCTAGAAGATCTTCAAGTGGATGGAATAAAAATCCCCGAAGAAACCCACCAAAGAATCCGCAAGAGAATTCTCGACTTAGGTAATGATACTATTCGAGAATTAGAGGAATACTTTGAAAAATTCATAGAATATAACAATAATAAACCAAAATGAAGCGTATATACGAATTCACCGTAGATAGAGAAGAGACTGTTAAAGACGAAACTGTTGAGACTCAAAAAGATGGTTCTGAAGTAACTATTTCCAAAGACGTAAAAAAACAAGTAGCGCGTAAATTTTTTCTAAGGCGTCCTACGAGATCTATGACTGATGACGCCGAGCTTTACTATGGGGTAAAGTTAGCGGATGGGATAAAAGCTGGCCTATTAACCCGGGCTCTACTAGAAAAGCGTTTTGAAAATGACGGAGGAACGAGAAGTGATGAAGAAAATGAACAATATCAAGAAATTCTGCAAAAACTTCAGGCCTTTCATAAAGAGCAGACAAAAATATTAGAAGTTCCCGAGAAAAAAAGAACTGTAGCTCAAAAGAAAAAACTTAAAGAGCTGGAGAATGAAATTAAACCAGTCAGAAAAGATTTAAGAGACCTTCAGTTAGTTGAAGACAGTCTTTACGAAGAGACTGCAGAAAATAGAGCAAGGAATAAAGTAATATTATGGTGGATGCTTCATTTAAGTTATTGGGAAGTAGACGGTAAAGACGTTCCTTTTTTCGGGGAGGGGTCTTTTGAACAAAAATTAGAAAGATATGACGAAATTGACGAAGGTGAAGTGGAGTTTGATGTTTTGGCCGCTCGCAAGTTAGCGTATTACGTTAGTTTTTGGTTTGTCGGCAAACCTAATAGTCAGGAGGAATTCACAAGTATGATAGATCTAGCTTTACAACTAGATAAAGAAGAAGTGGAGCCTGAAGTGGAAGAGCCGCCTAAAAAGCCTGTTAAAAAAGCTAAATAGTGTATCATGGAAGTTTAAAAGTAATTTTTTCTGAAATTCTTAGAGGTTTCACTCTAATAGAATCTCCTCCTTCTATTGGAGTAGATAAAATTAAAGTTAAACATTTTAATAATTTTGATTCGGCGGAACTTGACATAAAAAATAGATATTTTTATGAAAAAGCCGTAGAGCAAGGACTGCCTACTCGAAAAGAAAGAATAGACTACTTAATAAAAGAAGAAATTTGGGACGAGAAAAAGAATAAAGAGATAATAAATCTTAAAAGTCTCGTAGCGGGCTTAAAAAAATCCAAATCCAAACTTTACCTTTCTAGTCATTTAGAATCTGTTAATCAACAACTAGAAGAGGCTCAGTTAAAGCTTTCTAAAATAGAATTAAAAAAAGAGGAGTTAATAGGTTTTTGCGCCGAAAACTATTCACAGAGGAGAGTCAATGAGCATTATATGAGAAATGCTTTATTGAAAGAAAATAACTCTTATTTGTTTAAAGTTGATGAATTCGAAGAATTATCCGAAAAGATATTAATGGAATTGATATCTATATATAACAAATCTTCAAAAAGATATGATTCTCAGACATTAAAAAAAGTTTCTCTCTCTCCCTTTTTTACTAATCTTTTTTATCTTTGCGATAATAATGCTCAGATTTTTTTTGGTAAACCTTTAGTTGATTTAACTTTTTATCAAATTGAGCTATTTGGTTATGGGAGGTATTATAAATCTTTAATGGAGTCTGCAGAAAATCAAGTACCTGACGATGTAAAAGAAGATCCTAATAAATTAGTAGAATGGTTTGATTCTAATAAAAGCGCTAAGGAAGTGTTGGATAAATCAAAAAATGAAGGATCTGCCACTTCATTAGTGGGGGCAACTTCTGAAGATTTGAAACGCTTAGGCCTTGATAACCCTAACGAAACTATAAATTTAGCTAAAAGAGCCGCTGAAAAGGGGGGGTCATTAAGCATGGAGGATATGATGAAAATTCATGGGGTTTAGCCAAAAATAGTGTAATTATACACTAGGAATATGGCAGCAGATAAACTTAGCGTAGAGATAGATCTCCAAACAAGGCGAGCGGCAGCTGAACTTAAGAAGCTTAAAAAGATTGCCTCGGAAATAGGAGCGGGAATTGGTGGGGGTGCGGGAGGTCTTGGTTCTGCAGGAGGCTCAGTTGGGAAAGTCAGAGCCTTGGGGTCAGGTCTTTCAAAGGCTACTGTAAACGCTGATGAGTTTACAAAATCTCTAGAAGCTTCTAATGCTCGTGTTATAGCTTTTGGAGCTTCAGCTGGGTTAATAATGCAAGTAGATAAGGCTCTTAGAGCCATGGTTCAAAGCACTATAAAAGTAGAAAAAGCACTTGCTGACGTTAATATCGTCATGAACCTTAATAATAAGCAACTTCAACAATTCAGTAAAGGAATGTTTAAAGTTGCCAAAGAAACTGCTCAAAGTTTCGAAACTGTGGCTGAGGCTACCACTGAATTCGCTCGTCAAGGTTTAGGTATGGAAAATACATTAGTGCGAACTAAGGACGCATTAATATTGACTCGGCTGACTGGAATGCAAGCTGCAGATTCTGTAAAAGCCTTAACCGCTGCCGTAAACTCTTTCTCTAAAGAAGGGCTTACTTCAACTGAAGTCATTAATAAAATGGCAAAAGTTGATGCAAATTTTGCTGTAAGTTCGGAAGATTTAGCTAACGCTATTTCTCGAGTTGGTTCATCTGCCGTTGATGCCGGGGTTAGTATGGATCAATTATTGGCTATAACAACAGCGGTGCAGCAAAGGACTGCTCGTGGCGGCGCTGTTATTGGTAACGCTTTTAAGACAATATTTACTCGTATTCAACGTAGTGACGTTCAAAAGACTTTAGGTGGCTTTAACATAGCTACTAGAGACTTTAATGGCAACATGTTGGACGCAGTGACGATTTTAACAAATTTAGCTGGCAAATTCCAAACATTAACAAAAGCCCAACAGGCATCAGTCGCAGAAAATGTTGCGGGAGTTTTTCAGGTAAACATTCTTAGAGCCGCAATGGCAGATTTAGCAGATGCAAATTCTGTAACAGCTAGAGCTACTAGAGACGCTTCTTCTGCTACTGATGAAGCTATGAAGAAAAACCAAGAGTTGCAGAGGACTATGGATGCGACTATTCAGTCAACGTTAGCAAATTTAACTTCAGCGGGAGCGTCTTTAGGGGAAGACTTGTTTGGCCCAGCAATGAAAAATATACTAGGCTCAGTCAATGCGCTACTTGATTCTTTCGGGGAAGGAGGAAAACTAGAAGGGTTCGGAGAGGGGATTGGTAAAAATTTAGTAAAAGGAATTGGTAAATTTATCGCGGGGCCGGGTTTGATTATAGCTGGAGTTGCTTTTGGAAAATTAGCTAAACAACTTGGTAAGTTCGCCAGCCAAGCTTTCAAGGATGTGATGGGGCTGAATAAGGCTTTTAAAGAGCGGGCGGCTATGGAAAAAGCCATCGTAGATCTTTTAGATAGCGAGCCGGAATTGTTACAAGAAGCAGAAACCGGCGCTAAAGGTCTGCTTTCTGTACAGAAAAAGATAAAAAATACAATCCAAGACCAAAACAATTTACTGGCAAGTCAACAAACAGCAGCTGCAGATATAGCTAGAGTGCTTCAGGCGAGTGGGGCTACTATAGGATCAGGCGGAGGCATAATACTTCCTCCGGGGATTGGCGCTGGAGGTGTAGGTGGAAAGGGTATAAGAGGGTTTTCAGGAAGAGGAGCTTTTGGTAGAGGTATCCCCGGTAGAGCAAGCGGGGGGCTGATTCCTAACTTTGCTTTAGGTGGGCTAGCTTCTGCTATAGGAAGAGAAATATCAGCGGGAGTCCCTGCTTCAAAAATAAAAGTAGGCAGTAGCGCTGCTTTAAGAAGCTCGGGCAACCCCAGTGGAATAGGAGTCTTCAATACAAGAGATGAACCTAGAGGTTTAGGGCAGGGCATTAGTAGATCTGCATCTATGGGTATAAATCCTAAATCTCATGGCATACCTAACTTTGCTGTAGGGGCGGGACTAAGGGCTCTTGGAACTAAGTTTATTCCAAGTAAAGGGACAATGAAGACAGCAGCTAAAGGAGCAGGCGCTGGTCTTGCGTTTACAGCCATGGGCGCTTCCGACGGTTTATTTGGTTCTGCTATGAACGTAGCTGCCGGAGCAGGAATGGGAGCTATGTTTGGGGGAGGCGTTCCGGGAGCAGTAGTTGGAGGAGGTATTGCATTGTTAAGTGAGATTGTATTCGCGCTTGCAGGTTCTAGTGATGAAGCCACTGAAGCATTAAAGGAAGAAGTAAAAGTTCAAAAAGAATTGGCTTCAGCCAGCACTATAGCTAAAGATGCTTTAGCCAATATGAAAGACGGCTTGCCTTCTTCGATTGGAGCTGTTAGGGGTGATATCGTTAGAAGAATTACGCAAAGTAAAGATTTTGAAGATTTCAAAATGGGAGATACCGCAGAGTTTAAAGGTATATCCACTCCTTCAAAACAATTATCTGCCAGTGAAATTACTACCGCTGTGGAAGCCTATGATAAGAGGGTGGAGTCAAGGAGGAGAATAGGGCTAGGAGCAAGTGGATTGCCTGATTCAAGACAAGTATTTGGTTTTGATGATCCTCGTACAAGAGACTTAAGGTTTTCTACCATAAAAGATGCAGTAAGTAAAGGTGCAGGAGGGGTAGATGCGATAGGTCAAAGACTAGTTGGAAACTTTACTCCTGAGCAATTTAAGGCTATGGAGGAAGGGGGGATGACTTTCAGGCAAATGCTAAGTCATATATTTGACGCTCCTGAAAAAGATCTTGAGAAATTCGCTGTTCAAATCGAAGAGTTTTCTGGTGGTGATCTTCAGTCAGTTAGATCTGCATTTAGGAAAACTTTCTTGAATCAGGAGGTTTACAATAAAGCGTTAAAAAATTTAAATGAGGCTGTCGCTAAAAGCACTTTGGCTCAAATTTCAGACGAACAAATATTATCAAGAAAGAATAGATTTCAACTAAGGCTAGCCTCCGAGGCAGCAAGGAGGACAGCTGGGTTTAATAATCGAATGGAAGGCTTGAGAGGCTCAGGTAGATTAGCCAGCGCAAATGCTACAATGGGATCTGCTGGAGTCGCCTCTGTGCGTTTCGGGAATAGTTTGGCTTCTGCTGGAGTTGCCTTTCAGGGAGCTCAAGCTCAGGCCGCTGCAGACTTTTCAAAACAGGTTGCTGACGGTTTAGGGAAGTTAGATATAAAAAAATTCATACAAAATTTCCAGAAAGGAATGTCAGAGGGTCAGGCAGCAAGGTCAAGGACTGCATTTCAAAGTATAACTACTGGAGACTTAAGTGTTTCCGATTTAGAGGAACAGCTAAAACGACTTGAAGGCTTAGCGAATGTAGGGAGGATAGATCCTAGGGATGTAGATTCATTAACTAAACTAGAGTTTTTGCCAAAAGTTATAGAGGTTCTTTCAAAGTCCACGCAGGACTTAGGCTCAAAACAAAGAGCAAACGCTGATACTTTAGATAAAGCCACTAAAACGGCTGAAGAACAAAATAAGTTAGATCTTCAAGCAATTCGATTACAATATGTTTTAAATACGCAGAAAAGACAAGAATCCAGAGAAATTTCAGCAGCTTTAGCTAGAGCAGAGTTATCAGAGGCAGGGACCCTTCTTTCAAGGGGTCAAATAGGAGCCCGGGGAAGAAATGCTGCTTTTTCAGCTTCTTTGGCCGCTGATGTTTCTGCTAGGGGCATACAGGAAGGAGACTATGGCAGAGCTTTCCAAGCTGGATTTAGAAATGAATTTGGATACGAAGGAGTAGATGCATTAGAGGATTTTGAAAATGGCAGCAGGCAAGTTGCCCAGACAATGAAATCATCTTTTGCTGATGCATTTCAATCAATTGCAAGTGGTGCAAGTACAGTCCAAGGTGCTTTAGCTAACATGGCTCAAAGTATATTAAATTCAATCTCTAGCATGTCTACTCAGATGATGACAAATATGATGTTTTCTAAAATGGGTTTTAGCGAGGGAGGATATGTTCCGGGTTACAACGCAGGAGGGCTTGTGACGGGAGGATCAGGACATAAGGATGACGTGCTTACTAAAATGCAAGGAGGAGAGTTCGTTATAAAGAAATCTGCAGTAAATAAAATAGGTCTACCTACTTTAAATGCTATTAATGGATACGCTAATGGAGGATCTACTGGCCCTTCAATGGGACAGTTAGGCTTAATCGCTGGAGGAGCTAGTGCTTTGTCTGGCGTAATAGGCGCGGCCATGGCTCCTGATCCTGCAAGGCCCGCTCCTTCTACAGATTATGGTTTTGGAAGAGGGCAGCATGGATTTTTTGGTGGTCCAGATCCGGATGCGCAAGGAGGAGATATTATATCAGGTGGAGGAACCCGAGCTGGGGTTTCTTTAAATAAAGCTTTTGTATATTACAGGAGAGATCCGAAAACCGGTCAGTTAATAAGTGAGAGTAGGCGTCCTACGGAAGGAAGATTTGAAGTGAGTAGTAGATTGTCGCTATTAGGGAGACTGAGCGAGGATGATCCCCAAACGTCAAGGATGTTTGATAAAGAGCAAACTATGGCAAGGTATCAAGACTATCTAGCTACAGAAACTCAAAGCAGAAAAGATCAAATACAAGCTGTAAGAGATCAAAAGAAAGGTAGATTAATCGGAGCTTACATGAATGCTGCGATGTTAATAGGTGGGGCGAAATTTTTTGGTGGTGAAACGGCAGGCACTGAAGCTATTACTGACTCTATGAATGCGGCTGACCCAATGACAGCTACTGGAATGCCAATGAGTGCATTAGAAAGGCACGGAGGGAGGATGAGCTATACTCCTCCTGTTGCGATGGATAGATTAGGATCTCATGGTATGCCAGTGGGAATAGGGGGGAGTGGTGGTGGAGCTAACGGTGGATTGGCAAAAGTTATGGGAGGAGAATATGTAATGAGTCCTGAGGCTGTCCGTACTCATGGAGTAGGGTTCATGACTGAACTAAATCGTGGAAATGTCCCCGGTTTCGCAGCAGGAGGTTTGTATGGAAATCAAACTGGGCCAACTATAAATAATGGCGGCTCTACCCTTAACACAGGGGGAAACACAAGCAATAATGTTAAGATAAACATTAACATAGATAAAAGTGGAAAAGCCGAAGCGAGTGCTGATTCTACTTCGTCTCGTAAAGGCCCTTCAGAAAAAGACGATCAAGAAGAAGTGCAAAATAATAAAGAGTTTGGAGACTTACTGCAAAGTATCGTGGTCAAAGAGATTGTGCAGCAACAGCGTCCCGGTGGATTATTAAATAGATCAACTACAGGAGTTTAAAAGTTCATATTCTCCATTCGGGTGAGTCTTTTATCTAGCTCTAAAAGCTTAGCGTCGATTATTCTCACAGCTTCATTGTAGGTCGTTTGAGGGTCTAGAGATCTTGGAGGTAAGAGAGGTATGCCGTTAATTGGAGAGTAGTCAAAAGTTATTTGGCAAGGCTCGTTTTCAAAACTTTCGCTGTCATAAGGTTTTTCAAGGAAGATAACTTGTTTAGAAACTACCATTTCCCCTTTTTTTACTCCCTTAGGAAGAGAGTATGAAATTTTTATCTTGGTTGATGATTCAATAAAATCTACCATTTCAAAATCTCTTTCCAATATAGAAACGTTATCTGAAGAATCAAACTCTAAATCCATTTCAATTAACTTGCCTGCTTCGTTCATAACATTTACTGGGTTCTCAGGTGTTATGATGTATAGGCCCGGTCTAGTTATTTGAGCTTTAAGTATTTCGCCTTTTTCTCCTGTTTTTGTGACTTCTATTTCTGTATATTCGCCGGTTAGATTACCGCTTGAACTGGAAGTGATTCCTCCCTGAGCGTAAAGCTTGTCGCCTATTTGATATTTAAAAGAACTTTCGCCTATGTCTAGAATGCTTGAAGCTTGGTATTCTTCAAAAGTTATTGTAGCGCTATCATTTGGGGCTAATTTATAACTGTAATTACCTTTAATGGAAAGAGTATCGCCGAAGGCTTCAAACTTTTTTTTAATATTGATATTCTCTGTATTTTCTGCTCGATAAAAAATATCATTAACACCTAATTTAATAAAAGCTCCATTTTTAACCGCGATGGCCCTGTCGGATTTTATATACAAGCGGTTTGATCCTCGTTCGAGTGAGGCTTCAAATATTTCAGGTTTCATTAAATTATTTTATCTAATCTTCAGCAAGGATTCCAAATTTTGTATTTACAACTGCACTTTGGTATTTTGTAGCTGATCTACCTTCTGGGTCTAAATCTACAAATAAAATATCTGAAAAAAGTATTGATGCTGAGTTTACGTTTTCAGTTTTACCTGTTATCCTTTTTATAGCTGCTTTTATGCCTTCTATACTTCTATTATTTCTATTTGCAGATATGTGAAAAGCCATATACTCAGAAGACAAGAATATGGCTCCAGCACTATTAATAGTTATGCCAAACTGGCCTGTTCCGGGAGAGATATAGAGGTTTCCTTGGTCATCAAACCACTCCTCACGATAGTGGCCTGTCCCTCCTGTTGTATTTTCAAAATTAGCAAAAACAGAATCATCTCCAACATTCTCAACCCTAAGTACATATCGTATTTCCCAGCCAAATACTCCTTCCTCTGGGCCTCTATTGGTCATTTTAATCTGAGCAAAAGAACTTAAACGGCCGTCTAAACCTGCCTGTAAGATTTTGGTAGGCTGCAGAGGTATCATCCCTCCCCATTTTTCTATTCCATTATAACTTGCTCCATTTATAGGAAGGGGGAGTTCTAGATATCCGCCTGATAAAGCTGATTGTAAGCTAGAAAAGTCAAACTCGACTTGCGCCCACCCCCTGAAAGCTAGAGCAGTGGCTCCGGCGCTCATAATACTAGATTCATTCAAAGGGAATGACCTAGGGGAATTTTGGGCTTTAAAGCCTATTATTGTTTCTCCTGTAGCTTCATTTTTTATATTCTTTGGTTGTTCGCCGATTATTTGATAGTAAGTATCTCCGCCTTTGGCATCCACAACGGATGAGAAATTAATACTAAAATCTTTATAAATAGCATCAGTTTTAAGAGGTATCGTGTCTGCTCCTACAGTTATAGAGCTTGTGTTGTAGGTCTTGGGATTATTAGTATTGTCGACATCAAATGATGAAAGCAGGCTTAACTCGTCAAATATTCCGAAAGAAATTTGAATGTTCTCTACTTCTGTGGCAGGAATAGAGACTTTCTTGCCGTCTATTTCTATTTCTTGGGCAGCTCCGCCTTGTTGCCTAATTTTTGGAATTGGGATTCGGAAGTTATATATATCTTGATCTTCTCCGAATAAGTAATACCCCCTCCAAACATTTTTATCTTTATACTCAGGGCTTAACTCCTTAACTATTCCTCCGAAAGCTCGACAAGAATTGTCTCCGTCTAGAGTGGCTTTAGAGTAAGTTAAAACATTAGTAGCATTAGCTCCTAAAGTCGCCCCCTCAGTAGCCATATCAGGAGTTATGTTTAACTCAAAACTAGACGCAAGATTTTTCGGTATCTGCGGGGTCTGTGATTCGTCAAATTTATTATCGCCTGTTGTAAAGTAATAAATCACACCAGCTGAATTATCAAAAAAGTTTTCTACCTCATCAGGGCTGAATGCAGTAGCTCCCTGTGGGCTTTCAGCTTCGTTTATAGCAACTTCGAAATATCCATTTGGATATATAGCGGCTCGTGCAGCGTAAGGCATTTTTTTAACGTGAGCTTGCCAAGGCTCAATCCATTTAAAAGGAGATAATTGGCTTTTATATTCTTCTACGTTGTCTTGAGCAAAGAGTACTCCGCTTGGCGATTGAATCTCTACTCCCATTACGTCATATTGTTTATCTATTTCAGAAATATTCCAACCTTCTCGATTATTTCCTGCTTCGGATTTATATAGAGTATTATCGAAAACTTTATTTTTCGCGCTGGTTATACCGTTACTATCATGAGCTTCTACAACTATATCGAATTTCCTAACAGGAAACTCACTAGGATTAGCAGAAATATTAAAACCGCTTCCACTTACTGAAAGAAACTCAGGTTCTGCCTCTTTTTTCTGTGTCAAATTTAGGTTCTCCCAGTTGGTAATAGGGGAGCCATTTGCCCAGCCTGTTACAAAGTCATCGTCAAAATATTTTTCAATATCGTTGGGGTTATTTAAATATCTTTCTAATACGAAGCTAGGAGGGTCCGTTTGGGGCGTATATCCGGTAACTTCTAAATAAATTTTTTCACTCGGTTGATTAGTTTCACTATGTGGTCTAACCGTTATTCTAAATTCAACAAGATCGTTAGGGATCGATAAGGGAAATCTTACTGGAGTAGACTCATTAACTTCCGCGATATTGAATATTGTATTAGAAACTGAGCTCCAAGAAAAAGAAGGCTCTATCGACTCTATGGCATTTAGGCTGGTTTGTTGAGCCGGCTCTACCTCATCTTCATTTAGATTACTAATAACAGTTGCTCCTACAATCGATTGAGTTATACTTTCAGTATTATTAACTGTAATCTTACTGACCATACCATAAGAAATATCGTTACCTAGAGAGGAGGCAAAAACGAAAACAAAATAGTCTTGAGAAGTGGCATTGAGAGGTATGTCTGTAACCATATATTCAGCATATACCTCTTCGTCTAAAGTCTTTTCTTTGTCAAAAGAATTGAGAGTTTCACGAACATAAGGTTTATAAGCTGTAAATTTAGAAGGGTCAACTACATATACGCTACCGTTAATCATACTGTTGGGTAGGCCGTATTCCGCTTGGGTAGCGGCATCAACAATTAAATTTTCTTTAGTAAAGCCAATGTAATAATCTATATCATCAACTGTATCTCCTTCGGCTCTTTGTATTTTGTAGGTTGCAGGCGATCCTGACTTTTTGGCTTCTACAGGAGTAACTGTATACCCTGCTTGATTAAAATTAATTTCAATAGTCTTGAAAATATTTACAGGATCAGGGTTGCCATCCTTTACCTCAAAGGCAAGTGAGTTCGCTAGCGGGTTAGTGCTGTCGGTGGAACCTATAACGCCAGTAGGAAATAAAGGAGGATTAACCATGTCGTCACTAGTTAATTTTGCAGAATTGAAAATTTTATCATATTTACCAGTCGAATAAGCTAAAGCAGATACGCCGTAAGTATTAGTCTCCTCTTCTTTTATATTTATAATTTTAAAGTTGGAATAATTACCCTCAATAAACTCAGGGTCATTTGGATCGTTAGGCTCTACGCACCAAATTAAGTTTTCTCCAGAATAGCAGCCTCCACTATAATCTTGAACAGTGTTTGCGTTAATATTCGTAGCTACTCCTGTATTGGTGTACCCTGTTATAACATAGTTGCTAAAGTCTAATTGGTTTCCTGTCCCTCCATAGGTAGCGCCCGTGCTGAAATATATTTCTGTGCAAACTCCGCTGCCGCTTAATTGCAGATCAGATCTATAATCTCCAGAAATAGTAGTTGCATCTGTTCCGTTAAAAAGTAAATTTTGAATCTGGCTTCTTCTTATATCTGTCGCATCTCCTGTGGTGGTGTTGTAAGTGGGAGTGAGCAAAGAGAATTTATATGTTTTTCCTGCGGTAAAATTTAAAGCTTGGTCAAGTATTATACTATTATAAGCAGAATTATGAGTGACTGTTGCCCCCGGGCTGTTAGTCGCTGTAAGTGGGCGGACTGCGTTAGTTCTTCCGCTGTATTTTAATGGGCTGCGAAAGTTATCATAAATTTGTATTACGTCTCCGGGCATTAGGTAGGCTCCATCATTACCGACAGAAAAAGAAACAGTCTCAGTTTCTTCAGATTCACTAGACAATATCCATTTAGCAAAACGCCTAGCCTGCCCTCGGCTTGTCGCCCCTAAAGCGCTAGTTTCTATTTCTCGTATTCCGTAACGCCGAACTGATTCTTCATCCTCCAAGTATTCAATAGCGGGCTGGAACAAATTCTTTTTATCATTGTACCTTACGATGGCTACCGAGTGACGTGCTTTTTGGGACGAGCTAGAATAAGTAAAGTTTCCGTCGATAACATTTGAATTATTAAATTGATAAACCGCGTCTTTAAGTTTGTCCTGCACTGCAAAAATACTACCATTAGAATAGTAAGCTATACCTCTAAAGATAGAGGTTAAATCATTTAGCACTTTAAAAGCCTCTTCTCGCGAGGTTAGTATATAGTTAATAGTGAAACGTGGCTCCAGAGATCCGTAAGTGTCAGGGACAAGTACATCGCAGTATTGAGCTATTTCGTAAATCGTCCATTTATCGATTTGAGACTGATCAATAAATTCGCCTAACCCGTAGCGTGAGTTAGTCATTAAATCGTAAAGACACCAAGCAGGATTATCAGTCCACTCTTTTAAATATTGACCATTAGCGTCTCTTTTAAATTCTCCATCCCAAAAAGATTCCGCTTGTGAGCCCGGCCTGCTCCAAGTCATCGCTGTATAGTCATCGCTTGAGGAGGTATTAAATACAGAATTAGTTTTAGTATTGTTAGTAGCGTTACTGTTACCGTAAGATTTTAAAATAGGATCATAGTTATTGGGTATTTTAACCTTAGTCATTCTTACGTCATAAGATCGAGAGGGGATTCGAGAAAAAGAACGGGCGTCAAACTGAGAATAAACCATCGAAGAGTAAGGATACCTTAACTTAGTCCTATAAACTTCAACTAAAGAATCAACAAAAGTAACATTCTTTAAAAAAGACGTTAAAGATTCTGGGGTAATTCTTACAATTCTTATTTCCCATCCCTCAAATCCTTCTTGATCGCTAAAGTCTGATTGCAGTACAATACTGCTAGTCCTTATATAAGGGGAATCTATCTTACCAGTGACTTTTTCTTTCAAGGGGCCGCTCCATCCGGTTCTTCCTCCTGACTCGGTGGTTTTTCCTGTTTCTGATGTATTGGAGAACCTCGCGTCAAAGATAGGGCGGTGATATATGTTGTACTCAATAGTCCGGGCTTTCGTGTCTCCAAACCCTACAGCCGGCACTCTTTTTTTATAGGTTTTTGGTCCTGCTTGAACGCTTTCAAAAAGAGCAGAAATTTTAATATTAACGTCAATCTGTCCTACTTCTTTATTTAGAATAGAATAAGTCTTTGCATACTTATCTATTGTGATGCCATCTTTAAGTTGAGCGGGCTTCGTTGAAGTAGGTGTCGCATCTCCGCCTTTGATTTCTGGCCCGTAAAGCCTTTCACCTATTGATCTGTTAATGGTTAGGTCTAAAGGGGTTGTTGCAGAGACTCCGGCATATGAAGACATGGCGGGATTTAAAGATGGGATGTTTCCTGCGGGATTACCTTTGACATATTCTACATTAACAGAGCTGAAATTATAAAATCCATCGTTATCAACGACGGGTATTTCATTCCAAAAAATAGATTGTAAAAAACCTAAATTATTATCGTCGCTACCTAAAGCCCCAGTAGCTTGGTAATGTTTAAAATTAACATTTTTGTATCCAGTGGCATTTTCTTCTCCGATGTATTTATAGTTTCCGCTAACAAGCCCTTCCATGCTGCCTTCACAAAGTAGGTCGACAACCTCTGCGTAAGATCTTGATACTACAGTGTTGTCAGCAGATGCGGCTGATGATCCTATTTTAACTGCGCTTACATCCGTGACAATAGGTCGTGCTTGTTTTTGTTTTTTCTTTTTAAATAAACCCATGGCTATTCTCCCCACTCCCTCACTCTTGAGGCTAGAAGGCCTCCGGCATTAGGTATGTTATATTTTAATCCGTAATCCCCTAGACCCCATGAGCTCTTGGGAACGACTTCTGCGTCAACATCAACCGTGTCTTGAGCAGACTGAATAACATGACTCCCTACTAACAGTCTTCCGTATCCAACAAACACAGGTCCGCCTTCTCTTATTGTGTTTTCTGGCCCGTTAAATAAGTAAGATCGAGAGCCTCCTGACTCTATTTCTGTAAAATCTCCAAACTTCGGCATAGGAGTTAACAAGTTTGTAACTCCTGCTGCTACCAGCCCGATGCCTCCCAAGACCAAAGCTCCCTTCATCCCTGCGCTCAATCCAGCTCCTAACCCAAAAGCTCCGACTCCTGTTGCTATTAAGGCAACTCCTACTACAATAGTTAAAATAGACATCAAGTCGTCAGAGCCCTCTATAATAGGGACTATATCTATGGTTTTTATAGAGTTACTTTTTATCATTAGCTCCGAACTGTTTAATCCTTCTAAAGTGTTAGGGTCTTTACCTTCTTCGATTCCGAAGTCGTTGTCGTTTATGAGAACTCTATACTTAATATTCTTTTTGTCGTTTTCAAGCAGATTTTTATAGAGTTTTTTAGTGTTAGACTCCACTCCTCTAATTGCCTCGCCAACGCTTCTTGCGGCTAACTTCCATTCAGATTGCCCTAACTGGTCTCCTAAAACTCCATGAAATTTTATATTAATTAAGTTGCTCATGCCTGTATATTTTGCAAATTGTTTTTTGATAAGGTTTACTTAAAGGTTCTATACATAAGTATTTGTTGCGGGGGTGGTGAAGTATTTTGTCTTCTCCTAAATAAATTGCCACATGATTAGGCCCTCTATTTTTAATGTATTCAAAAACTATAACATCATGTTTTTTTAAATCCTCAGTTGGATTGATTTCAATTATAGGTAGTTCAGGATTACTTTTATTTAAATTAAATAAATCTTGGATTAAGCTTGGATTTTTCTGATGCCATGTGTGGTCTTTTCGGGTATTTGGAGAATCTGCCAAGTCTATTCCAAGGTTCTTGTAATATTCCTTAACTACAGTATAACAATCAGATTCACCTATTTTAAATACCCTGTCGTAAAGAAATGTTTTGTCTCTATCAGGGTCAAATGCGCTAAATGAATCCTTTGTTGAGCAGTAAAGTATAAATGGAATTTTATGAGACCTGCTATGGAGTATATCATTAGGAGAGAATTTATTATTATCTGAATTGTGGGAATGGTATACAGCTTTTATAGAACCGCATCTTGAGGCTCTAAGATAATCTCGAGGCAGTATAGAAAAGTGATTTTTAGGTGATTCAGAAACATTAGAGCATTCAAAGACGTCAATAGAATTATTTTTTTCTACAAGTAGCCCGCAGCACTCTTTAGTTAAATCCTTTAAGGCGTGTTTTTTTATTTTTTCTTTTATGTTATCTTGTAGAATCATCCTTGCCTTTGTATTTTTCTAGCCGCCGGGAAGCCTCCAAACGGGAGCAGTCCTTTTACTCCAGCAGATCCGTCCGAATCTTTTCCTAGCGCGCATTTAGAACCGAGAACTACCTTTCCCTTAGTACTCCCCCATCTCATTCTGCATCCTGTAAGTGTTTTAGAACACTCGTCAGCCTCCCAGTAGTCAGAGTTAGGGGGGAGAATAGCATCTGATTGGGGAGCTCCGTTATCTTTAATACATACAAAATAATATTTTATATCATCTTTTTCCAAGAAAACCCACTGCCCTTTCATGTAACCTGAAGGTTGTCCGCTGGAGTTAACTGGATTTTTTTGCCAAAGACCTCTGTCGTTGCCTCCTGCTATTGAAAGTCTTTCGTCTTTGTCATTAGCTACAGGGAGGGTTCTTTCAGGAAGTCCTGTGCCTTGAGCTTTGGTTACCGTGGCCCCTGCTGCTACATGAAGACTGTCAAGTTCGGCTTTTTTTAATATAGGAACAGCGTCGCCGGGCGACGGTACCCCTGCACTAAAGTTAGTATTCCATTGTGCCTCTTCGGCCTCTGTTGCGTGTTGATACCAACATCCTATCCCTCTATATTGCCATACGCATTTATCTGAGTTTATTACCCTCTTAGGAATCTTTGTCCCTTCTAAGTCAAGTATAGAGGAAAGCTGGTAGGTGATAATACTTTTATTTTCGGTTTGTTTCCTTTCAATGAAATAAACATCTTTAGGCAGTTCTGCGAAAGGGTCGGGTTCGTACCCTTGGGGAATCTGTTGAGATTTCTCTGAGAGATTAGCCCCTGAGAAAAGCGTAAAGTTGGTTTTATCTAAATATTTAGCGAAGGTTCTACGTCGAGTCACTGTAGATCCTATTATATCGCCGAATTTTCTTATCTCATGCTTTAATAAAGCTAACTGATCTATGCCGTTTTCAGATTGACTTGAAATAGATAGAGTAGGTTGGGGTAGCGTGCCTTTTGTAGTTGCTTCAAATCCTTCTGCAGCAATCGGGGCTGGATGGTAAACTTTTCCTTGCCACACAATATAAGAATTAAAAATATTTACATTATTATGAAATCTTAAAATATTATCGTTTAAATCAATCCGTTTAGTTATGTTGTTTTGCTTAAACTGGGCGTTCAATTCTTGTTGTTCAGCTGCAAGGGTAGTGTTTTTTGACTTCACCAGCTTGCTTATATCTATTTCAAATAATGTTATTAAGGCGGATGGGGTCAGATTAGTGAGCTCAAAATTCAAAGATTTAATTGAGGATTCAGCTCTAGTATTATCTATCTCGTAGTCGGGCATCGATTAGTTAGAGGTGTTGGTTTCTACAAAATTAGCTTTTATAGTATAATTATTGTGAAAAGTGAAATTGCTGTTGAAAGTAGGGCAAATGAATCTTTTTTTGTATGTAGCGTCTGCATAAATAGGAGGTAGTGTGCCTACAACAAAGGACTCCGTTCCCTTTCGGGCTTTTAAAAACTGCAAAATAGCTGTAGCTTCTTTCTCGCTCCTCATGTCAAAACTAACATTAAGTTTAATCATTTGAGTAAAAAGTCCGTCAGGGTTTCTTTGTTCATAGCCGTTACCAAAAGCAATAGTGTTTACCTTCGGGGAATGATCAGCACTTAAGTTGTAGGAGGCTGTCCACAGAAAGTTAGGGGTCATTTGACCATTACAATTTGTGTATCCTCCCCAATATTGATTGTTAAAAGGAGCGGTAGCGGGTGGGGTGTTATTGGCGGGGACGTCCTTAAGGGCATAATAATAATTAATAGCTTTGGGGACTCCAGTGGTGCCAATGGATATTTTTTGATAAACTATATCATTTTTATAATAGACTCGCGTAGCGTTCCACTGATCAATGTTGTATATGCTAGACATTTCTCCTTAAACCTTTATTTATTATATTACACACAAAAAAGAGTGTAAAATAAAGATAAGGCAATGTTAGGAAGAATAACAAGGGAGGCTGAAAGCCTCACTATAAATGGTAGCGGGATACAAGGAATTGAATCTATTTCGGCAAATTACAATTCTGTAGCTCAACCTCTATCTAATTTAGGCATAAATCACATACAATTTGCTCCTCAAGGCCCTCAGCAAGCCAATTTGACAGTAAATACCCTATTAACTCATACGCTCAGTGATTCAGCCCAAGTAACTTCTTCGGAAATTCTGTATAATTTCACCGGAGAATCTCCTTTTAGCGGTGAAGTGGCTCATGGCGGTAAAAAATTTATTTTTACGGAGGGATACATGGATTCTTATTCTGCTTCTTGTGCCATTGGTGAAATTCCTTCTATTTCAATGAGTTCAGTAATTTATGGAGAATTTGGGACGGGAACCCTTGTGGTTGACCCTGATGTCTACCCAAGCACCTTAAATATACCTAGTTACAGCTCTATGGAGATAAATTTAGACACTTTCACTACAAATCGAGTTTTAAATTTTGATATTAAAGTAGCTACTCCTCGTTTACCTTTATATGCAATAGGGTTGGATACTCCTACTGGGGTTATAGCGGGCAG